CCCCTGAGGATATAGAAAAACACTACAAACATTCAGAAGGTCTAAAGCAAAAGATGCACGCTGCCTTAGAACACTTGCCTAAGATTATGCCTGACAAGGGTATATATCAAGCAGACATCATGCACACTCCCAATGACCTCAAACACGAAGGTCACAGAATATCACACAAGACACAGCTTATCACATATCATCACAAACCTAACTCAGAGGAAGCACGTAAGGCTATGAACTCTAAGATAGGTGTTGCTGTACACACAGCTTATGACGGTAAGACTATGCAGGATATGAAAGTCAGGCAGGCACACACACCTGAAATGAAAGACCACGAACACGTACACCAGTTTCCTATGTTTCATCAGATGGAACACGTATCGTTTACACAGGCACAACAGCAAGAATACAAACAGCACATGGCAAATGCTATGGAAGCATATAAGAAAGCACCTAAAGAAGCATTTGACCACATACAGGAACACGAAACTAAACACGGCAAAAAAGGTGCAGCAGTATCAGCATATCTAAACAAAACTGTAAGAGACGGTAGCACACCCTCACACGAAGGTATGGCTGACCACTTGACAGCACACTATGCTAAGAAAGCAGCAGGTGTAAAAACTGAAGTTGCTCAACAGAGACACCTAGACGCTGGCAAGAAACACATTGCGGGACTTAATAAAGAACATCTGACACACGTATTGGGTGTTCATGGACATTTACAAAAAGCAAAGAACGTATTGACTGACGCATTTAACTCACACCACATACACGGGCATGAGTTTGATGGTGAACCTACAAACCCTGAAGGTTATGTTGTTCATCACAATGGCCGTCCTTCTAAGTTTGTGTTAAGACATGAGTTTAGCAAAATGAACTTTGCAGCAAGCGAAATGAGGAAGAAAGGTGGCTAGCGATCACATAGTATTTACATTTGGGAGAATGAATCCCCCTACTACAGGTCACAGCAAACTGATTGACGCTGTACATAATCACGCCAAAGAGAATGGACATGACCATCAAATAATTGTCAGTCATTCACAGGACAAGCATAAGAATCCTATACACGCTGACCATAAACTAGAATACTTGAATCACATTCACCCCAACACACACTTTGAGGCTTCTACAAAAGAACACCCACACTTTCTCGCACAGTTGAAAAAGTTTCATCAGCAAGGATACAAGCATGCTACTATGTTTGTAGGTTCCGATCGTGTAAAAGAAATGAAAGAACTTGCACATAAATACAACGGACCTGATGGCGACTATCACTTTGACAGTTTACATATCAAGTCAGCAGGTAAAAGAGACCCTGATGCTGAAGGTGTTGCAGGCATGAGCGGTACTAAAATGAGAGGACACGCAGGAGACAATGACTTTGATAAATTTAGAGAAGGTTTACATGGATCTGCTTCTGACCATCACGCCAAGAAGTTATTTAATGCCACCAGAAATGGAATGGGCCTTAAAGAATCAAGCATGAGAATGTCATTCAGTAAGTTTTTGTCAGAAGGTATAGTAAAAGGGTTTATAAATGAACAGAGAAGCAGTATACGAGCAATTAAAGATTGATGAAGGGGTCGAGTATGAAATCTATAATGACCACCTCGGTTATCCAACATTTGGAGTCGGTCACCTTGTCAAAGAAAGTGACCCCGAACATGGACAACCAGTTGGAACAGCAGTCAATGAAGAAAGAGTCCGTGAATGTTTCGAGGACGACCTTGACACCGCAATCAGCGAGTGTCACAATTTATACGGAGAAGGGGACTTTGGAGCCTTTCCCGATGAAGTACAGCAAGTCCTTGTTAATATGATGTTTAACATGGGTCGCCCTCGCCTCTCTGGTTTTAAAAAGTTTAACGCTGCAATTGAAGCGCGTGACTGGTTAGAGGCAGCAAAAGAAGGAAGAGACAGCCGTTGGTATAGACAAGTAACCAACAGAGCTGAAAGATTAATGGTTCGCTTGGAGCACTTAGCAAGTTTAGAAAGATGATTCAGTCTGAAGGCAACGATAGATGGGTTGCTGAATTTTTTAATTATAAAAAGAACGGTTATTTTGTTGAAGGCGGCGCTACTGTATTTAATAGCTCAGCAAAAAAACTTGAGAAAGAATTAGATTGGAATGGTATTTGTGTATCACCTAATAAAGATATGTGTGATATGCTAGATAGAAAAAATGTAGAAAATGCAGCATTGTTTTCACATGATGGCGAAGTAGACTTTTTAAGTGTCCCTCAGGGAACTTTTAAAAATACAGAAAATGGACTTGTTGACCTTTCTTATATGTCAGCAGTTTCTGGTTTAGAATACTTTGATCTGTCTGATGTGGCAACTCTACAAAAAGTAAAAAGTATTACATTAGAAACATTATTAGACAAATACAACGCACCTAAGGTTATTGATTATTTAGGTTTAGATATAGAAGGGTCTGAATACGAAGTTTTAAAGGTATTTCCCTTTGACAAATATGAAATACTTACCATGACTATAGAAAATAGTGATAAGTATCAGGACTTTATAGAGAGTAAGGGATTTATTAGAGTGGATAATCCTTATTCAAAAGTTAAAAGAGACGGATGTTATATTAATAGGATTTTTAGGAGTTAATTATGAGAGAAGATATTATAAACGCCTCACGTTTACACTTTATGTCGCACATTGAGAAGCACCGTATTAACGTAGAGAACTATCTCCGTAACGGTGTAGGCGTAGCAGAACACCCTGACATTATGGAAAGCATTGAAGCAGAATTGGCCCACATGGCCGAGTACGAAGATAAATTAGAAATGCTAGAAAAATACTTTGGAGAAGAAGATGGCTAAATTTAACAGACTGTTAGATGCCGACTTTCAACCACCAAGAACTTGGATATTGGACCTATCGTTGGCGTTTGATTCTGATGTTCTTAGTGAGGAAGAAGCGAAAGCATTGAAACTCGTTGGTGTAAAAATCAACAAGAACATGAAAATCACTGTGCCTAAAGGTTTTAAAACTGACTTGGCATCTGTGCCTCGTGCTTGTTGGTGGTTCATTGCACCGTTTGACGTAGCACGCGCAGGTGTAGTCCATGATTATATGTACTACTGTATCCGTCAGTACAGAGCAGCTACAGGCGACAAACAGGATACTTGTTTAGTAGCAGACGCTAAGGCAGCAGCGGATAAAGTATTCAAGGAAGCAATGACACTTTCAGAACACGTAGCTGGATGGAAGCAGTGGTTAGCACATAAGGCCGTGGTAGTGTTTGGTGGAGGGTCTATTCTACCGAGGGAAGAACTGTAGGTGTGGTTCTTCATTGTTCCTATACTAAGGGCCTGTGTCACCGGTGTCATAGGCTCTAGTTTCGGTAAATGGTTTAGCACAACCAAGGCAGGTATATGGTTTCAGGCTAAATTAGACGGTTTTATGCAATATCTTTCTTATAAATACGATATAGATATAGCAAAAAAAGAAGCAAAATGGGTGAAACATTATCCTAAACTTGCTATTAAGATACAAGAAATTGAAAATAGAATAATAGAACTAGAGGCAGAAAATGTTAGACTTCAAAGAGTGGCTGGACGAGGAAAAACAAAGACTCGATCCTAAATGTTGGGACGGTTATAAGAAGAAGGGCACCAAGATGAAAGGTGATACCCGTGTGAATAACTGTGTCAAAGAAGAAGAACTTGATGAGCTTAACAAACAAACGCTGAAGAACTATAGAGCTAAAGCTATAAACTCAGCAGTCAAAGCACAGAAACGTGCAGACTCAAAAGGCAATCTTCACACTTATAATGACGATAAAACTATAGCCAAGCGCACAAAGGGTGTGGGCATGGCAGACAAAAAGCTAAAAGAAGCCAAGGGTATGGAAGGCATGACCCAGAAAGGCGGTCACAAGCGTCCTACTGATAAGGGTGCAGGTCTTACACAGAAAGGTGTTGAGAAATACCGCAGACAAAACCCTGGCAGTAAACTACAAACTGCTGTCACTACACCTCCCAGCAAGTTAAAGCCTGGAAGCAAGGCAGCAAAAAGACGTAAATCATTCTGTGCAAGGTCACGTGGTTGGACAGGCGAGCGTGGTAAAGCAGCACGTAGAAGGTGGAACTGCTGATGGGAAAGATAGCATTTGTTCTTTTACTGATTATTGTTGCCGGTGGTTTCGCAGGACGTTGGTATTATAACTCCTCGCAAGAAACTATAGCACAGTTGAATCAGAACATTGCTACACTGAGAGCTAATCAGGCACAGCTTGAACAGGCCATTGCTACAAGTAACGAAACGATAGCAAGGCAACAGGCAGATGCCGAGCAGTTTGCAGAGGCAAACAACGCACTCAGGGAACAGTTGCAGGCAGCAGAATCATATTCAGATGACCTGGCAGCTAAATTAAGAAATCACAACCTGACAGTATTGACAGCACAGAGACCGGGTTTGATTGAAACAAGGGTAAATAACGCTACAGCGAGATTATTTGATGAAATGGAAATTATTACTGGTAAGCCTGCTCCTACCACTGCTGAGTAGTTGTACGAGTTTTAGCTTGTTTGGGAAGAAGGAACCTATTGTTCCTGAACCCATTGTTGTAACACAGACAGAATACTTGTACAGGGAAGTGCCTCTACAGTCAAGGCCAAAGCCTGTCACATTGTATGACATTGAGTTTTACGCTGTTACAAATGAGAACATTGAAGAATTTTTAGAAAGGTTTGAGAAGGACAATGGTGATGTTGTTTTCTTTGCCATTAGTGTTCCTGACTATGAAAACATAGCACTCAACATGGGTGAGTTGAGACGCTTCATTGAATCACAGACTGCTATTATTGTTTATTATGAAGAAAATGTAAATAAACAGCCAGAGCAAACAGATGACGAAGCAAACTAACGAATCAGAATCTTTGGGCGTAATGATTGCCCGGATGAAACAGAAACAAACAGCTAGAGATTGGAACAAAAAGTCTCAGGCTGAAAAGGTTGCTGACCTGAAAAAGAAAAGAGAAGAATTAAAGAAAAGAATGGAAGAAGGCAAGAATCATTCTTGGAAGTCTGAAGGTCACTATACAAAAGACGGTAAAGAATGGTCAGGTCCTCAGCACGCACATGACGGTCAGGTAATGACAGGTGAGAAGCACACTGCTGACAGTCAGAACCTGTATCACTTCAAAGAATTGTCACCTGAAGTGAAGAAAAAAGTTTTAGAAAAAATGAAAATGGACGAGGGTATTGTTAATACCATAATGAAATCCAAGACACTGAATAAAAAGAATTACGCAATAGCTGCTAAAGAACTTGATAAGAAAATGAAGAAGGATCCTTCAAAGACAAAGAGTGCCCACGCACATGACGTAGCAAGATACGTAAAAGGTGTTGATGCACGTAAACTTGCTGCTGAAGGTGTTAGAAAGGCAGATGATAAAGCACAAATTAGAAAAGATTTAGAAAAACATACTGCTGAGTTTTTGAAAAGAGACGGAAAAATACAACAGGTTGCATCTCAGCGCAGGAAAAGGTATAGTTTTGATTCTAAACACATTGGTTCACAAGCCGAAATTGATAGAAAAGGAACTGCCCGAAAAGGTGCAATAGGGGGTGGTCGTAATATTTCTCTAGCTGGGTCTCGTCCAGACACAGCTGCTTCTGGGGCAAACAAAAGTAAATACAGAAAAGAAAGTGTAGACATGACAGGCTGTCCTCTGTTAGAAAAACTGTCACCTTCTGACGGTATAGGCACTTACATAAAAGACTTTAAAAAGTCAGATGCCCCACAGTTTAAGGGTGCATCAGCATCCAAGCGTAGAAAGATGGCAGTTGCTGCTTACTTAGGTGCCAAGCGTAAGAAGATGGAAGAGTCAATGCAGTATGATTCTACCATGGGTGTCATGGATTGGGGTACACCTAAAGGCACACAATATATGAAAGACAATACTCCTGGTGAAAGTCAGGAAGCTTGTCACAGTTGTGAGGGTGCTGGTTGCTCTCATTGTAACTATCGCGGAACACACGATAGGAAAATAAACGTGGAGGCAAAGGAGATGAGTAAAAAGAATCCTGTTGCCAAGAATCTGAATAAATTTAACAAGCCTGCTACTCACAGAGACCGTAAAAATGATTACAGTCGAAAGGATAAGCACAAAGGTAAAATTTATGAAGAAACGGAAGCAGGCGAAACTAAAGCAGAATACAGAGCAGACAATGAAATAAATGCCCCCGAGGCAGGTATTGTTCCTCTGTCAAAAGATGACATAGCACATTTGTATGCTGAAATAGATAACATGACAGATGAGCAGATGGACGAGTATGGTTTCTGGGATGATTGTGACTGTGAAGATGATTGCGATTGTAACGATTATGAGTCTGACGTGGAGTGGGAAGACGGTCCCGGTGATGTGGAAATCACTGAAGTCTTGTCAGTCCAGGGTAGATTGAAGCGTAAATTCGCAGCACGTAAAAACAGACAGAAACTTAAAGTAGCACGTAATATTGCACTTAGGAGAGGCTCTTCACCTGACCGTTTGAAAAAACGTGCAACAAGAGGCGCACGTGCTATGGTATACAAGAGACTGCTAAAAGGCAGAAATAAAGCCACTATGCCACCAGCAGAGAAGGCACGCTTTGAAAGATTGATAGGTATGTATCAACCTTTGATTTCTAGGTTTGCACAACGTATGTTGCCTAGAATGCGTAAGATGGAAATCTCACGTATGAAAAATAGAACAGGTAAGAAACCGCAGAAGTCAAAGAAATATAGAGTAGCTAAACCAGTGGCAAGCTCACAAAAGGCGAAGAAGTTTAAAGTAAAGAAAAGATAATGTCCACACCTTTGATTATTGTTGATTATGATTTAGATATACCGACATTATTAAAAGTAGCAGAAGAAGCATACCCTACAGCTACTTTCTATAGTGATGATAGATTCCCTGATGCTGACTTTAGTTGGTGGAAAATAGGCAAATATGACCACCCCGCACTCAGAAAAATAGCTGACGATTTTGGTATAGAATACAATCCAAGATTCTATTGGCAAGAACCTCACTCATACCTCCCACCTCACACTGACAACGGAACACAATGTTCTCTTAACTTTGTGTTGTCAGATGACCCAGCACCTGTAACGATAGAAGATACAGACTATTATTACAAGGCAGCATTCCTTAACACAACCCTCATGCACTCAGTCAAAACAGGCGATAAACCAAGATTGTTGTTAAAATTTTCCATATTTAATACTCCTATAGAGGCAATAGGTTATAAATACAAGTATGGAAAAGAAAACAAAACAACGATTAGAACAGTTAGTTAGACAGGGTATAGTGCCTTCAGGTAAACTCCCTATGCTCATGCAGGCAATGAGTAGTCTGCATATGGGTAAGCAACTGTCACCTACTGAAAGAAAAGTTTTAGACAAGTATATGTTCAACATGACAGATATTATGTTGAAAGATACCACTGTTTTTAATCGTGCAAAATTACATACACAAAGAACGAAATATCAGACGGAGGAGACGACCGTGGAAATTGATGAGAATGTCCGAGTCGTAGACGGCGAGGAAGATATGGAAGTGAGGGGTAGAGAGAAAGAAGAACAGAAAGCAAAACGTCTTTCTGTTCGTAAACGTGACAAGTATAGACTTCTATCACCTGAACTTAAAAAAGAGAAAAAGAAAGCAGGCCTTGATGAGGCTGTTGTAGAACTCAACAATACCTATCAGGAAATGTTTGAAGCAACATTAGAATACTTTGAAGTATCTAATATCAGGGACTTGCCTGAAGAAAAGAAAAAAGAATTCTTTGCTACTGTAGACGAGGCTTTGGAAGAAGCTAAGATGGCTAAGAAGGACCATGACGGTGATGGTAAGATTGAAACCAGCACTGCTGAATACATGGGTTCCCGTGACAAGGCTATCAAAAAGGCTATGAAGAAAGAAGAAGTAGAACAGGTCAACGAATACATTACTTCTAAGCAAGTTAAGATGGCAAAGGGTATTGCTAATGATCCGCGACATAAAGGCGGTGACTACAGTGGCGCTGCTGAGAAGATGGAAAAAATTAAGAAAGGTCTTTCTAATCACCCAGCTGCGAAAAAGGCTTTACAACAGGCTAATGAAGATGTAGAACAGGTTGATGAACTGAAAAAGTCTACTCTTTCCTCTTACATTCAGAAGGCAGCAGATCCTGTAAAGAAAAAATCAAACGTAAACCTTGCTTCTAAGGCAGCTTACAAGTTAGCAAAAGATCCAGATATGGGCTCCAGTGCTGGCGAAAAAGAAGATCGTAAAGCATTTATGAGAAGCAAAGGCATTCAGACAGCAGCTAAGAAGCTTGCTAAGGAAGAAGCAAATATGCCAAACAAAGGTATTGAAGGAGATAAAGAATCTCCTAAGCAAGGTAGCTCAGAGAAGCCAGCAGTTGGTGAACTCGCTCCAGCACAGGACAGCAAAGCTAAACTTGGTGAAGCAATGACACCTGAATTCAAGGCTAAGCGACTTGAAATGATCCGTCAGGCACATGACCGTGTTGTGACAGGTAAAACTCGTGGCGCATCAGCTGCCAAGGCAGCAGCCAAGTCAGCGATGAAGCAGAAAGGTGCTCAGAAAGGCATGGCTCCTACTAAGAAAGATGTGGAAGAGCAGGTACAAGAGCTTCGTAAAAAGATTAAAGAAAACAATAACAAAGCAGAAGCATACAAACTTCTGGCAAAGATTTTAAATAACGCAGAAAACTTAGGAGAATAAAAATGTCCGCATGGGGAAATACAGACGCTCAGGCGAGCAAGCCTGTAGCAGAGGCGACTACTTTCACTATTGATAGCACCAGCACTGATGTTGTAAATACTACTGATGATACTATTAACATCAGGCATGGTTTTTCAACAGGTGATGCTGTTGTTTATACTACAGCAGGCACAGCTATCGGTGGCTTGACAAGTGGCACTACTTATTACATTATCGCAGGCGACTCAGCTGCTGATACAGCACATGACTATCAGTTGGCTACTTCAGCTTCAAACGCAACTGCAGGAACACAGATTAACATCACTGCTGTTGGCGATACTGATACTGACACTATTCAGATTCTTGCTTCTGACCTTTACGGTGTAGACACCAACGAAATGGCAGCTAACAAGACTCAGGAAGGTGCAGCACACGCTGGTTGGAACAAGGTAACAACACGTGGTTCACGTAAGATTGTTGAAACTTTGGTAGCAATGTCTAAAAATGCTTTCTCTTCCTCTGACGCAGAAGATACAGTATTTGAAGATTACTTGATTGCTATTGCTACTCAGCCTGTAGCTGCTTCGGTAACAAGCCCTGCTGATGCTGAATTTACAGTAGCAGCAACCATCACTGGTTCTGGTGGAACACTCACTTACGATTGGCAGGTATCTACAGACAGTGGTTCTACATGGGCAAGCACAGCGGATGCAGACGGCACTGCCGCAACATTGACAGTTATTTCTACTGATGCAGAATACGTTGATGCTAACGAATTCCGTTGTGTTGTTAGCGCAACCGGTGCAGACAGTGTTACTTCAGACGCAGTAGCTCTCACAGTAGCCTAATAAATACTTTTTAATTTAGGAGTATTTTTATGGCAGATGCGAAACTCTCAGAATTGACGGCGGCCACTTCGGCCGCCTCATCTGATTCAATGTATCTTGTGCAGTCAAACACAAGTAAAAAAATCACTGTCGCTAACTTTTTTGCAGATGTTGATACGCCTGCAGTATTTGGCGACAAGATTCAAATCCAAGACAGTGAAACAATAACAGAACCAGGAGCTTGTTCTGTTACTACTAATATTACACTAGTCTCAAATCCCTCAGGCAACGGTAATCTTACTCTAGCTGCTGGGAGTGATGGCCAAATAAAAATTATTATTATGGTATCAAATACTGGTGCAACTACTCAGACTCTCACAGGTTCCAATGTAGAAGGTGATGTAGAGTTTGATGCTGCCGGTGATACAGCAACCATGATATATACTAATAGCAAGTGGTACATGATAGGAGGTACTGCTACTATTTCATAAGGATAAAACATGGTTGAGTTGAATGAAGATAACTTTTTAGTTTATGCAATAAAACATTATTATAATCCGGGAAGCATGGGTATGAGCGACCTGGAAGAAGATTTAAAAAGAATTAAATACATCAAACGTCTGTTGAATAGATACAAAAAATCAGGCGAGGCAAGTGAGAGACTTATTTTAAATCATCTTGTAGTATTGTATAATGTTTTTGATGAAGCGGCAACAGATATGCTGTTTTATAAGTTAGAAGAAGAATATTGGCCTGAGTTAAAAACTTATCTAGTATATCTTCACAGAATGCCTTTACAAACAGTTGTGAGTAAAGGAATAAAAGAAACAGAAATACCTTTAAACCAAGATTTGGTTGAATTGTTGAGGAAATTGTAGTGGCAAATTTAACAGACGCAGTAGTAGTATTACGAATATTGAAGTTACTTACACTCC